TTCTCACAAGACGTGGTTGATAAGAAGTCGCCACGGTTAATGTTGTTCATGCCCCCTCGGCATGGGAAATCGACACTTGCCTCGGTAGCGTTCCCCGCTTGGCACTTGGGACGTAACCCTGAGCACGAGTTCATTAGCTGCTCATACTCAGGCTCACTGGCGATGGGTTTCTCGAGAAAGGTGCGTAACCTGCTGCGAGAGCCGTCCTACAAGAGTGCCTTCAAAACACGTCTAGATCCTGACTCTCAAAGTGCTGAAGCGTGGCTCACCACTGGTGGCGGCGGCTTTGTTGCTGCAGGTGTTGGTGGCGGTATCACGGGTAAAGGGGCACACATATTAGTTATCGATGACCCCGTAAAAAACCGAGAAGACGCTGAGTCTCAGAATAATAGAGAGGCTAACTGGGATTGGTATACGTCAACGGCGTACACCCGTCTGGCTCCTGGCGGCGGGGTACTGGTTATTCTCACTCGTTGGCATGACGACGATCTTGCGGGGCGCCTACTAAAAATGGCGACCGAAGGCGGCGACGATTGGGAAGTAGTTCGCTATCCCGCCATCGCTGAGGAAGACGAGAAGTACCGGAAGATGGGCGAGCCGTTACACCTTGATCGGTATGACGCCGCGTCACTTAACCGTATACGAAAAGCAGTTGGCCCTCGAGATTGGTCCGCGTTGTATCAACAGAATCCTGTGGCAGACGAGGGTGATTACTTTACTCGCAGCATGATTAAGTACTACGACCCTGAGGATATCGACGAAGACCGCATGAAGTACTACGCCGCATGGGATTTAGCCATCGGTAAAAACGACAGGAACGACTACTCGGTTGGGATGGTCATTGGCGTCGACGAGGCTGACAAGTTGTACGTCATGGACATTGTCCGTGGGCGGTTTGACGGGTTCGAGATTGTAGAGAAGATTTTGGATTTATACGTCGAGTGGAAACCGTCAATTGTCGGTATCGAGAAGGGTCACATCGAGATGGCCCTTGGCCCGTTCCTTGAGAAACGTGTGCGTGAAAGGGGGTTGTATGAAATGTACATCAAAGACCTACGCACGGGTAGAAGAGACAAAGAAGCCCGCGCCCGCGCCATCCAAGGCCGTATGCAGCAGGGGATGGTATTCCTGCCTCGTGATGCTGTGTTTACAGGCCCGCTGGTGGCAGAACTATTGAGATTCCCAAACGGCGTCCATGACGATCAGGTCGACGCGCTCGCGTGGCTTGGATTGATGATGGCTGAATTTTCAAGTTATCACGCGCCTACTGTTCACACTCCCTCTTGGAGGGACAAGCTCGCCCATATTGTTAAGGGTGGTCCTAAAAACAAATCGGCGATGAGTGCATAGCCATGAAGAATACAAAGCGATTGACCGCAGACAAAGAGCACATGATTGCGTCTGGCCAGTGGGACAGATATGTACGTGCTCGTGATAATGGCCACCTTGATTACATTGAAATGGCTAAGAAGTGCGACTCATATTACCGAGGTGATCAGTGGGCGGCTGAAGACATTGCAGCTCTCGATCAGGCCGGACGTCCTGCTCTGACAATTAACACGATCCTGCCTACGGTTAATACGGTGCTAGGTGAGCAGAGCTCACGGCGGGCAGACGTGAAGTTTAAACCCCGCAAAGGCGGCGACGGTGATATAGCGAACACACTGACTAAGTTGTTCATGCAGATCTCTGACAACAACAAAATGGATTGGATAGAGCAGCAGGTGTTTAGTGACGGATTGATCCTTGATGGCCGTGGTTATTTTGACGTTCGCATAGATTTCAGTGACAGCACTGAAGGTGAGGTGCGGATAACGGCGAAAGATCCTCTGGATATACTGATAGATCCAGACGCAAAAGAGTATGACGCGCGCACTTGGAACGAAATATTCGAAACGAAATGGATGACCCTTGACGAGATTGAAGAGGTCTACGGTAAAGACAAAGCTGACAAGCTGCAGTTCATCGCAGAAAACGGCAACAGTTTTGGCCGCGACTCGGTAGAGTACGAAGAGACTCGCTACGGCGACATAGATACCCGAGAAGATTTTTTAGGTGCTCAGATTCCTGGAGAGGAAGAGTACCGAAACGTCAGGGCGCTTCGGGTAATTGAGCGACAGCACCGAAAGCTGACTAGGTCAGACTTCTATGTCGACCCCACAACCGGCGACCAGAGGCGCGTGCCAGAAAATTGGAACGAGCGGAAGGTGAAAGCGTTCGCGAAAGAGCACGGGTTGTCTGTAATTACTAAGATGGTAAAGCAGGTACGTTGGACAGTGACCTGTGACAAAGTTGTGCTGCACGATGACTGGTCGCCATACGATGACTTCACGTTAGTACCATTCTTCGCTTACTTCCGTCGCGGTCGTCCGTTCGGCATGGTACGTAACCTGTTATCCCCACAAGAACAGCTTAACAAGATCGCTTCGCAAGAGCTGCATATTGTTAACACCACTGCTAATAGCGGGTGGATGGTAGAGAGCGGCTCACTGGTAGGTATGACACCAGATGATCTCGAGGAGCATGGCGCCGAAACTGGCCTCGTGCTTGAGTACGCCCGTGGCACCACGGCACCTCAGAAAATCCAGCCTAACACTATCCCTACTGGTCTAGATCGTATTGGCCAGAAAGCGGCGGCAAACATAAAAGC